AGCGCGATAGCTATGGCTTGCTTTCTATTCTTAACCTTTTTCTTACTTTTGCCAATATTTAATTTACCTTTTTTAAATTCACGCATTACCTTACTGACTTTCTTTTGTTTTCTGTCAGTTGTTTTTGGTAGTTGTTGTCTTGATATTGCCATTAATTTAAACCGGTGAACACTGAATCTATTCCTGTTTGTTGATAATCTGGAATTGGGTCTCCTGTAAATTCAGATATTTGTTCTTCCATAGGAGTTCTTTTCATCATTAAACCTGTTCCTACAATACCTAATAAATTTCTAATAGGGTTGGCTCTAAGGAATCCCGGCATCTTTGCAGTTTGAAAAGGTGCAACAGCTCTAGTGTTTGCGGTAGAGGACATACCTATACCAGACGGTTGTCCGACTTGACCAAAACTAGATAGTCTTTGGTTTAACATTGCCGGGTTTTGGAACATCGAACCAGCTGTCATTGTGCCCGCTCTAGGCGTTGAAGAAATATTAGTTAGTCCACCCGTGTTTGGGTTTAGATTAAACATACCTAAGTTTAATCTTGGATTAAAATTTAATCTTGGATTAAAATTTAATCTTCGAAGTTCTGCTATATTTCTTGGCTGAAGAGCAGCATTTATTCTAGCATTAATAGCCGGCAAATTAACCATGGATCTCATGCTTAAAGTGTCTAGAGCTATATCATCTAAAGTTCTAGGAGCTATTATTTGCTCCGGTGATACATCTTCGACTGTAGGAACGCTAGGAACGTCAGCCGCAGTATCTTCAACATCAGGTAAAAGTCTTGATACTATTTCTGGGTTACTTAAAACTCTTAATCGTGCATCCTCTTCTGCTGTAATACCAAACTGTTCTGCTGTGGTTTGTGGTAAATCTATTTCACCTCCCAATAAATTAACAATGCCTTGTCTTATTGGAGATAAAGATAAAAGTTGTCCAAGTCTTCTTCTGTCTTGTTGAAATTGCTCTCCTTGAAACCCAGATCTTAACGAATCAATAATACCCATTCCCGTGGTTGGGTTTAATCCAAGTGCGATATTTAATTGTCTTCTAGACTCTAATGATTGTCTTGGATCTGTTCTTAAACCTTGTAACTCTTGAAACTCTCTTGCTGTTAAATCACCACTTAAAAAATCATCAGCTAACAAACTTCTACCAATTGGAGAGTTTCTAAAATCAACGGCTCTTATGGCTGCAGCTAATTGATCATCATATTTAGATACGTCAGACTCACCTTCACCCGCTAACTCTCTTCTCAAGTTTTTCTCTCTTAAATCAGCAGCAGCTTTACGGCCTCTTTCTCTCTGCTCTCTATCACGAAGACCTGCTCCTGCTACGCCTGTCCCTTTTGACTCCTTGAACTCTCCACTTTGTCTAAACCCCCTTAAACCCTTACCAACAGTTGTGCCTCTTCCTGGTTTTGCTCCCCCTAAATGATTTGCCATTAACTTGTCTCCTTAACTACGGCTTGCATTTGATTTATACCTTGTTTTGCAAGCGATACACTAGCACGAAGTTTAGCATGATTGTCATCTTGTTCCAACTTTTCATCTGCAATATCTCTATTTTGCATGAGTTTCATCATGTCAAGATTTGCTTTTTGTTGTCCCTCTTCTTCTTTTCTTTGCTCTTCACGAGCTTTTAAATCTAGGTCTCTGTCTTTTAATTTAAGAACTGGGTCGTTTTCTACTTGGTTTAGAACTTCTTTTTCTGCTTTTGCGTAGTCTGATGTAAATTCTGCAATCAATTGTGACTTTCTAGCCTCTATTGCAATCTGTATGGTCTGTAATTTTTGTTGAAATTGCACAAAATCAGGATTTTGTTGTACCTGTGGGCCTAATTGTTGCACTAAAAGCTGCATTTCTTGCTGAATAGCCACTAATTCTTGTAATTCTTCTGCAAATTCTATCTCAATTTGCTCTGTAGCCATCAAATTTATGTGTTCCATGCAGTTTTGTTGCAAAATTGATAAACATTTTGGGTTATTTCGTGCCATCATGGTCCCCATGAACTGTAAATGCGCTCTCATGTGAGCTTGGTGGTCTTGTTTTGGAAAAGCTTGTATCTTTTTACCGTTCAACGCTAAAATATTTTCACTCGCAGGGTCCATTGGTGCTGGTTGTGGTGGCGGTGGTAATAAAATATCAATATCTTTAACACCTAAAGCTTCATACATGTGTCTGTATGCTTGATAAATGTTGTGCATCTGTGGATTTGACATCGCCATTTGTAATTCTGTTTGTGCAACCGTAATTCTTTGTGTTTGTGAGAAAATGTTTGGATCAGCTACAGGTATGATGTCCACCCTGTTGTCAAAGTCTGTTGCAAAAATTTGTCTTTGTCCACCAACAATGTCGTATGGATATGCTTTTGGTAAGTATGTTGCAAAGTTATCAGCTAATAACATAAACTCACACTTCATCGCTGCATACAATCTTTTGTGTATCGCTGACATAACCCGCGATCCACGCTCCAATAATGCAACTGTCGTGCCCACTGCTGCGCCTTGATTGCCATCACCTACCTGCATATCAGCTATGCTAGCAAAACGTTGCCCTGCTTGCACAACCACGCCCATCAGTTGAAGGAGCGTGCCGCTTGGCTCTTTGAATGGCAACGGCATAAACGCATCACGCAAGTTTCCACCAGGAGCATCAACATCACGGAACTCGCCCGGCTGCAACGGTTGAGCTTCGTCTCTAACTCTGATGCCTCTTTGTTTAAATCCGGCTGGTAAATTTGACAAGGTGCCAGCGTCTAGTAGTTGTCTCAGTGCTGCAGTTGCAGTTCTAGACAATCCGCCGATCATGTGGATTAAGCCGAACCCATAGAAGCCAAGTCCTGGTAGGAACTTAAAGTGTACAAAATATTCTTTTTTCTTTTTGAGTTGATCTGCTGCTGCATAGTTTCTACGAATGGAAAGCACGTTCCCTGTTTCGTCATGCACAGTCACAATGTATGGTAATTTGATTCCTGTCTCTTCGCCCGTTTCTATATTTTTATCTTCGTAACCCTCCAGGTCTAATTCTACGTGGCACTCGAGCAGTGTATGCATTTCTGCAGATACACTTCTTGACACGCCTTCTATTTTATCTTTTTTCTCTTTGACATCGTCTGTGTCAAAAGCAGGCTCACCAATATCTACATCTTTATAAAAACCTGCGATCTGTTGTTTACGCAAATCGTTGCCTGACATTTTTACAACATGAATAATCGCCTCTGCATCTTCTAGTGACGTTGCGCTATACGGCACAACTAAATCTTCTGCAGGTACAAACTTAGAAACTGTTCTTCCTACAACAGCATCAAAATAAACTTTTTTAAACGTGGAACCCGCCAGTGGTAAATTAAATAACATCTGGTCAAACTCTGGTTCGTATTCTTTCATGTTAATCATCAGCTGATAGTTCATGAAATCTTTTACACGTTGTGATTGTTGTTCACGTGCAGGGTCTGTCTTACCGATGATCTGTGTTCTAACAGGTCCTGATGATGGTAACAATTCTTTGTAGGCTAGTGACTGAAACTGTGTGACAGCTTCTGCAAGCACTGGGTGTGTTGCACCACTTGCACCTTGAAATGGTTCTGATCTGTTTTCGTATTTAAAACCCAGTAGGTCCAGTCCTTTGATGTAACCGTCCTCCCAGTCTGATCTTGAACTTTTGTATTCGTTGTAACTCTCTTGCAACTCTGATGCTAAACTAATTAAATCATCGTCGTCCATAAACTCTGCAAGATTAGCCTCGTGAAACTGACCGCCCTCCATGGCTTGTGATTGTGGATCAAAATCTATTTCTGCTCCACCGTCGTCTGTCATTTCTACATTGACGTCACCGCCCTCTTGAAACTCTTGTGGAATTTCTACAGCAACATCGTCCTCTAAAATTATGTCTTGCTTTGGAACCGTATCGATACTTTTATCTATTGCCATTAATAGTACGTCCTTTGTTGTTGTGGCAACTCTTCATCCTCGTAGTCCTCTGGGTGTTCGATGAAGCCACCTTGTCTAAATCTCATTACAGCTTGAGTCATGCTATCCACTAAGTCATCGTGTTCGCCTAGTGGGAATGCAGCGCAT